CTCATTTAATTATTAAAAATTTTTATAATGAAGATGAATTAAAATTAATATGGGAAGAACTTAATTATTATACTAAACCAGGTAAATTACTTGAATCAAAGGATTATGGTGGAGCTGGTAAATATACAAATGCAAAAGCATTAGTATTGGATTTAGTCTATGTAGGGAAATATAGATCATTATCGAACATATTATCAGTTAATCGTAAATTATTCAATGAAGATTTACTGGCAGCATTTTCAAATATTCATGATTGTTGTAATATTGCACGACACGTAAATAATGATTGCACAAAAGTAAGATACTACCATAATGATGAGTATTATGAACCACACACTGATAGATCAATTCAATTTTTAGGTTTTACTTATTTTTATAAAGAACCTAAAAAATTCACGGGAGGAGAATTGTATTTTCCTAAGTATGATTATGAATTTGAATGTGAAAATAACTCATTAATCATGTTTCCTGGTTGGGTAGAACATGGAGTTACTAAGGTAAGTATACAAGACTCTGATTATTATGATGGACAAGGGAGATATGCAATTACAAGTTTTTTATCTAATTACAAAGAACCTATTACTTAATTATGAAAGTATCACAAACTGAATTGACACATCATCGTCTTCAAGCGATGTTAAGGGAGCATACCTTTCCCGATTTAGAATACTTAGGTGTTAAACCTGATAGTATTGGAGTTCAACAACATTGGTATCTGATAGGTGGACACGAAGTGCCAGTTGATGCTATTATGGAATTAGATAGTCAGGAAATAGATGAAAGTGACACCATATGAGACCTACCAGACATATCTTTCAATGAAGAGTCATTTTACGAATCGTAAGTATGATTTTTTTAAGTATGGCGGTAAGTCGAGAGCAACAGTATCCTCCTTTAACAAGAGGAAAGATAAGTATTGGTTTGAAAAAACATCAAGAAAATATTCAGATCAAGAGATTACAGATTTTTTATTATCTAATTTTATAACCACAGATGCACCACAAAACTTATGGATTGGAGAAATAATAAATTCTGGCGAAAGAACGTATTCAGATTGGATGAAACGACAACAGAGTTTAACTTACTTGTTCAAAGAACAGTCAAAGGAATTACTTTACGAAAACGAATTAGATCAAATATTCAATTGCTCGAAAGGTCATCCACTGATACTCAAAAAATATCTTGGTGGCGATCTAAGTTTAGAAACTTTGACAATATACGAAAAAATATTTTTGTTTCGAAAAAACTTTGATAAAAAATTAACTGATCCGGTATGGGAAACCGTCAGTTTAAAAATTAAAAAGTATTTACCTTTCCTAAATATTAATGTGTTTCAGTATAAGAAAATTTTAAAAGGAATTGTAGATGAGTAACTTTTTTGATTCACCCTTTGTTAGAGAAGGACTTGAAGAAATCAATGAACTTCAAAAAGAAGTTTATGGAAGTTTGATGTCTTTTCCAAATCTTTCGCCTGAGAAGCAGCAGGAACATATTGAAAAATTATCTATGTTATTAGAAAAACAAAAAATTATGTATGGAAGATTAAGTCTTTCAGATGATCCTCAGGCAATTGAAATGAAAGAAACTATGAGAAAATCTGTTTCATTGATGGGATTTCCATCAGGTACAAGTGTTGAACTTTTATTTGAAGGAATGCAAAAAACCATTGATCAATTAAAAGATATTAATGAAATGTGATACTATATTGACTTGTTATAATTTTTTTGCTATAATCTAAACAATCCAACGAAATCCAATTAAATCCGAGGTATCTAAATGTCGTTCGAAAAATTAAAGAAACAATCTAAGCTTGGCTCTTTGACTGCAAAGTTAGTTAAAGAAGTTGAGAAAATGAATAACAATGGCTCATCAGGTGATGATCGCCTATGGAAGTTAGATGTTGATAAAAGTGGAAACGGTTACGCTGTAATTCGTTTTTTACCTGCACCAAATGGTGAAGATCTACCATTTGTTAAATTATATTCCCATGCCTTTCAAGGTTCTGGTGGATGGTATATTGAAAACTCCTTGACAACTCTTGGTGGTAAAGATCCTGTCTCTGAGTATAACACTCAACTTTGGAATAATGGCACGGATTCTGGTAAGGAAACTGCTCGTAAACAAAAGAGAAAGTTAACTTACACTAGCAACATCTATGTTGTAAAAGATCCAGCAAATCCAGAGAATGAAGGTAAAGTATTCTTATATAAGTATGGGAAGAAAATCTTTGACAAACTTACTGCAGCAATGCAACCTGAGTTTGAAGATGAAGAAGCAATTGATCCATTTGATTTCTGGCAAGGTGCTAACTTCAAATTGAAAGCAAAAAATGTAGCAGGATACAGAAACTATGATAGTTCTGAATTTGCTGCTGTAAGTCCATTACTTGATGATGACGATGCTCTTGAAGCACTTTGGAAGAAAGAACTATCACTTGCTGAAATAGTTGCTCCTGATCAGTTCAAGTCATATGAAGATCTTAAAAGAAGATTAGACTATGTTCTTGGTAATATAGCACCTCGTCAAGATGTAGAAGTTGAAGACGAAGTTGAAATTATTGAAAGAGAAAGAGCAGAACAAGTTGTTACTGCTGCTGCTGATTCTACTTCAAGACCAGTTACATCCAATCAAGATGAAGATGATGCACTTTCATATTTTGCAAAACTAGCAGAAGAGTAATTAATTTGTTAGTTTAGTATTTTCTGTTCGAATCAAATTATTATTTACAAACTGGGATGATCTCTTATAGGTCATCTCTTTTTTCATGTCACTTAAAAATTGTTGTAGATAAGATCTTTTTAAAATACTTATTGTTGACTTATTAATATTTTCTTTTACTTCATACTCATAATTTGTGATACCTGTTACTTCTGATTTTGTTGTATAAGAACCACTATCATAATATGTGACTGAAAAATCAGGATCCACACGATTTCCTTTTGATATGATTAGTCTATTTTGACTATCTTTTATCTCTACGTTCTGTTCTCTTAATAATTTCTTTTGATCTTCTATCTCTGTTTGTGTCAATATAGAAACTTCACCAAACTTATTGACTTGTGCCACTATGTTTTGTGTTCTTAATTGATTAATAGTTTCTTCTGATTGTCTAGCTCTTTCTGTTCTCTCTTGTAAGAATTTATTTAAGTCTTTACTATACATAGATAAATCAACACCCATTTTGTTGACTAGTTTATCTACCTTCTCTAATCCTTCATTAAATCTATCTATCGGG